ATGGAAGTTTAGGTTTTGCATTTCATCTACTAATATTACACAATCATCTAAAGTAAGTCCACGTATATGTGACGTTGATGTGAACTCAATCTTCTTAGCTGTAACTGCCTTATTGTATGAAGTTAGATCTCCAAATAATTCACTCGCAATAGCCTTGTATGGTGATAAAAACACTTCTTCTTTTTCAATCTTGGATCCTGGCAAGAATCCCATGTCTCTCGTTGGTACCATTGATCTGCATATAACAAGTTTGTTACATTGTGTTTCTGGATCAAGTACATATTCTAATGCCAAATACATTGCAATGAAGGTTTTACCTGTCCCAGCAGAACCAGCCAAGACGAGATTATAATCGTCGTCCCAAGCCTTGTAGGCTATCTCTTGGTTCTTAGTTACTGGTTCATATTCAAGTAAATCGTCTAAGCGAATTTGCATAGAATTGTTCGTTTGTTTACGTCTCATTATAATTTAATAGTGTTACCTTTACCAGAATTCTTTTTCATTTTACCAAGCAAATCTTTCCATCCACTGCTGGTCTTTGAGATTGTAGATCCAGTTTGAGAAACAAATGCTGCAGTAGCTAGTTTTTGCTTCCATTCACCTGAACTAAGAAACTGATCTCGTTCAGCAAACGTAAGAGACATTTCTTTTTCTTCACCAGTTTTGTTATTGATCATTGTGTACATAGGCATTGCTTATTAACCCTAAAAAATCTCTATGAGTAATTGATTTCTTTTGTTTAAAAGATCGCATATATTCTTTAAACACATCTTGTTGTTTCTGATAATCTTTCTTGTAATATTTAGTGATGTGATTTGTTAACGATTGTTTGTCAATTATTTCTAGCCCTGCAATTACTTGAGCAAAATTTATTTCCCTGAACATAACAAAAGCCCCGCTCCCTTCAAACTGCATTCTATGAGGAAAGTTGTTTTTGAACGAATCGAGATAAACTTGGTTGAACGGAGTAAGCTTCATGCTATAATTTTTCCAAAATTCACTATCTCTTCTCTTTGTTATATAGTGAAGTTGAACAAAATCGATAATGTTTTCGACCATAAGACTTGTACAATGATTAAATCTTATGCTTGGAGTTTGATTATCGTGATTCCAATTAACTAATGATTCAGCGAGAAGTATTCCTTGAAAAATTGAACTACCTATTGAACTTGCTTCTAACGGTTCTATAAAACTGGAAGAAAGTCCAACTGCAGCAACGTTCTTTATCCAACTGTCTTGCAGAGCTCCAGCTTCAAACTTAATGTCTTTGGCCACATTAACTTTGAATCCCAGATGTTTCTCAGCTTCAAGCTGTGCTTGTTCTGCATTAATAAAATTGTCGTCAAATACGTATCCATTACCAAATCTTTCTTGAGTAGGTATTCTCCACATCCAACCTGAGCTAAGTGCAGTACTTTCTGTATATAAAGGGATGTCTTCTTGATACTCGGTTGGAAAAGCAATAGCATGATTCATTGGTAGCTGATCACGGTTACTTTTCCACCTTCCTCCAACTTTGTTAATTAACATTCTTTTAAATCCAGAACAATCAACAAAGAATTCTGATTGATAGTTTGCTTTTTCTCCTACCAGCGTTTTAATTAAACCTGTGTCAGTATCTTGTATTATATCACTAATTGTATCTTCTACAATCTTAATGTCTTCACGTAAACAAACTTTCTGAAGATATTGATTCAGCTTAAACGTATCAAAGTGAAATTGATGAACGCTTCCAGGTTTGTACGGTTCATAAAATCTAAATGTATCCAAAGAACCAGGATCGACTATGTCATCGAGGTATTGAGTTGCAACACCAATATTATATCCATCACTGGCCAAATGATGTATATTACCGATAACAGAGTGAAAATAATGTTTTCCGTCTCCATTCCAATTAGTAAATTTAATTCCTACCTTATAAGTAGCAGCTGTCTCTTCAATTAGTTCTCCTAGATCTAAACCTGCTATAGTCTCTTGAAAATGCTTAAAGATTTCCGTACTACCTTCACCAACTCCAATGATACCAATGCTATCAGATTTAATTAAAGTAATATTAAGATGAGGAATTTTTTTCTTTAAAATTATCGCGGTGATTAAACCAGCAGTACCACCACCGAGTATAATAGCATTATCAATCATGGTTGTTCCTAAAATAAATGCCAGTCCATTATAGTATAGCTACAATGAACTGGCAACATCCTCCCTGTTATGTTATATTTTCAGCAATCTTTGACTTGAGATATGATAGCTTTTTTGAGAGCTTTGATACAAGCTGAGTTTTACCTTTACCTTGTACCTCTTTAATATACTCTTGTAAATCTAACGCATCTTTTTGTAACATTGATAACTGAAGTTCAGACATATACGATTTCCTTTCTTATATCCTACCTACTAACTAGGTTTGGAAAAGCTTCCTGTACTAGCTTTTTGGTAAGACCTTTGGCTGGAGGTTTTTTGTCCTTCATTTTCAGAAGAACCTGGGCATCTTCTGGATGAATTGATTCCAACATATCCAGAAAGATTCTTTCACGTTTAAAGGCAGGAAGTTCTTCTGCTTGCTTTACGCCTTTAACGAAATACATTAACTTTGTGTGTTGTTTTAAGAGATTGGAAGGAACGGATTTTATATCAGCAGGCTGATAAGGAGGATCCCCCAAAGGAAGTAACCATTGAACAGCATCGTCAAATGTTCCTCTAAGAACAGATTGCAGAGCATGGCTATTATGCTGATGTAAAAGAGCTATCTTTTCGGTCTTTGTTTTTAGTTTTTCAAATCTTTGAAACACTTCATAAATTAATAGTGTCATTTTAACTGCCATAATATTTCACCTTATTGTATATAGTCAATTTATAACCCGTACACTTCCAAAACTTTTGTAGCAAAAAAGTATCCCAAAAGTATCCCAACTTTCTTTCTATATCAGTCATCATAGTCTGTGTATCTCCTCAGCACGTGCTTTACATATTCTACCATGGAATCAACTTCTACATCTAGAAAGTTTCTATCACCCAATTTTACTTTTAACTCTCCTTGACAATAGATAGCCAATCCTTTATCATTGAAAAAGTTGGTTACGACAGCAGCTTGAGAGAATTCGTGTTTCTTTACAGATCTTCCTGGTTTGATTCTATGTATTTTGAACTTATGAACGTAACCAATAAAAGCTTCAATATCTCCAGTAAAAGGTTGTGCATCTGGAAAATTATTTTTTATTTGATCGACTGTTGTGCCCCATCTGTTTATTATATATGCTTCTAAAGGTAAGTTGAAAACTTTTGAAAACAGATATCGATTAGTGCCTGGATGTAGAGAGTATTGATTATTGACAGTCCAAACAGTCACAGGATCTTCAATCCGCTCCTCGAAGTAAAGAGCAGTACAAATCTTTGCAATATTGTATAAGACATGGGGATAGGAGAGTGGAGTTTATCTTCTACATCTTCAAAGACAAAGTCACCTATGGTAGCTTTATAGATTTCAAATCGATCTAGCTTAAATGTTTGCTGTGAATCTTGCATCCTATAAATTCGTTATAATAATCATCCCTAAGAAGAACATCGTATTGAAATTGCAGCTTGGCTTCATAGTACGAACACTCTCCTTTAGTTTTACACAACCTGAGAATTTCACGTTTAAAGTTCTCACCACCGTTTTTTTCTACTAACATCTGCACTTCTGATGAAGAGCCATAGTACGTACGCCAATCGCTTTCTACACGCGTTTTAACGCGTCTCTTACGTGTTTTAGTGATAGGTAAAGTCTTTGGCTTCCAGAAGAACTTCTTGCCAATATATTTCTTATCAGTATCAAGCTCTGTGATTTGATATACAAATCCTTGATACTCTTCAGGCGCTGTTTCAAACACTTGATCATTGTAATACCACATAAAGGTATTTAGTCTTCATCTAACTCTTCATAATCAGTGGGTGCTCCACACATTGGACAAAACTGAGGAACTTCCTCTTCATCTATAACAAGTATTTGAGTTTCAACTTCACAAGATGCACATTCGGTCCAGTATTCAGTTTCCATGCTTTCTCCTACTGACAAAGGTCTTCGTAATTTGTAGTATATAGTCTGTGTCGACTTTTGTCGCGGGACTTTTTCTGCATGTTATATGGCCACTCGCCATAAGGTAGCCAGTACTTACTGTTATGGAAAGCACCGTCCACACTAACGTAAAACGAGTAGCCCTTAGAGCGGAGGAGCTTGTACCACTTAAAAAGTAATCTCACAAGCTCCTCCTTGACATGCTACCGCACCCATAGTATCAATCTCTGTAAACTTCTTAGACTCAAGCTGAGAAACAAAATCGATTGGTTGCATGTTCTGTTGAATCTTTGTCCACTTATGCAACAGGAAGACATCTTTCAAACAGTTTGCAGTCTCAGCAGTATCACTCATGAAATAGTTATCAGCAAACTTATGGAAACGACGAATCCATTCTGCATTGAGATCGGACACTTCTCCACGATGTTCAGCAGCCATTGTTGCATACATTGTTGCTTCCCATAGATCACGGAAACCTGACTTACGAGTATCAACAATTAAACCAGAAGCAAACAATGCAGCCTTGCCATACTTCATTACAATCTGTTCTTCTGTCAACACTTCTGTCATTGGCGCCTGAGCATAGTCTTTATCACCTGT